CAGCTGATCCAGAAGTGCCTGACGATCCAGAAGTACCCGAAGATCCTGAATTACCAGAAGACCCTGACGATCCAGAAGTACCAGCTGATCCAGAAGTGCCTGACGATCCAGAAGTACCAGCTGATCCAGAAGTGCCTGACGATCCAGAAGTACCCGAAGATCCTGATTTACCAGAAGATCCTGACGATCCAGAAGTACCAGCTGATCCAGAAGTGCCTGACGATCCAGAAGTACCCGAAGATCCTGAATTACCAGAAGACCCTGACGATCCAGAAGTACCCGAAGATCCTGAATCACCAGAAGACCCTGACGATCCAGAAGTACCAGCTGATCCAGAAGTGCCTGACGATCCAGAAGTACCTGATGTACCAGATGTACCAGAAGACCCCGATAACCCAGAACTGCCTAATACATCAAATCTTATAGATTTAGGTATAGAATTTGGATCAGTTGTAATTTGTATTCCAGTGCCAGCAACAAATTCTATTGTATCTAACCCTTGAGCAACTAAATCTTGTTGACCATCAACTTGCCAAGTTTTAAAAGTTGAATTTAAAGAAATTTTAACTGCGCCACTAGTTAAATCAATAACATCAAAACCTGCTTCAGTATCAAATCTTAAAGCTGTTACATTGTTAACAACACCAGAAATTGTTGATCCGCTAATATAACTAACTTGCAAATTTGAAGAACCAGATCCCGAACCCGGATTATGAACGCCTGTAGTAGCATAATCTATTCCACTTTTTGGAATATAAATTATATCTGAAAAATCAGTATAAGAATTGCGCGAAATAACTCCTCTTATTTTGACTTCATAATCAGCCGAATAAAAAAGAGGAATATAAAAACGTGGCTCTACACCCGCTAAAACAATTGAACCAGTTGGATAGTTCAAATTTATTTTTTCAGCAATTAAAATACCAGTATGATTTTCTAAGTAATTTAATCCACTTACATCACCAGTAGAAAACCCACCATAATATCCAGAATCATATATTCCTGATAAAATACCCCCAGATGGATAAAACTGAAAAGAGCCCGATCCAGTATCAAAATAATAATTTAAAAATAATTTATCTGAATTTATTGATCCAGAATCAAAATTGATAGAATATAGCAAATCAGAAACATTACCCGTATAAACACCAGATGGAAAGGAACCTTTTGAATCGGTATAAACAGTATGTTTTTCCCATTTTATTCCACTACCATCATCTGAAACAGAAAAAATTGGTGTAAAACCTGATCCTGAATAATATGGATTCACACCACCGCTAGAATTTACAAACGCACCAGAACCAGTACCAAAACCAATAAAATTTATATTTTCAACAAAAGGACTCGAATAATTATATATTCTATGAATTGCATTCGATCCAGTTGATCCACTAGGAGAAATATGAATCTCGTAGTCCAAAGGAACGCTTGATGAATTAATTGCCCATTTTAATAAAAAATATCTTTCATAATTTTGAGCAACAGAATCATAATTAACAATAACGCCACCAGTTATATTTTGAGGCTTGTAATCAAATAAACTAGTATTAATAGGGCTAGGTTTTATTTGACCTATAAAATAAGAGATTCCAGTGTTGTAATAATCGCCTACATTTAAACGATAAAAATCCCTAGAAAAATCAGATGCATTATAAAAAATTGAAGAACTTAAATCACTAGAAACCGAGTCAACAACAATTCCAAAATCAGAAGAAAATCCTTTTTCAAAAAATACTTTTCTCGCATAAGTTTTTTCTTGCAAAGAATAACTACAAAAAATGCCTTTGTATGTGTCTACGCTTACATTACTAAAATATGGAATTATAAAATTTAATACAAAAACACCTTGCGCTTTTTGACCAGCAACATTGTAAGAAGTAATTAAAATTCTACAATCTCGTAAATAATTTGCGTCATCGAAAACTGAGTTTGATAAATTCGATAAACCAGCAGTATTAAAATTAAAAAAAGATTCTTTTAAAGACGAATTTAAAACAGAAACCACAGAGTTAGTTCGATCAACTAACTCAACAGTAAAATAAGAAAAAATACCATCATTTAAATTAGCTTGACCACCTGTATTCGGATCGATAACTTCCCAATTAAAAGCAATATTTTCCGAGTTTACTTTTACCAATCTTGCTGGAACCGTAGTTGAAAAACCATATTCTTGCTGATTTCTAATTTCAGAGGAATCAATGCTGCAAGTCAAATTTTGAAGCTTATAAGCGCCATTAACTATAATATTTGATGAACTTTCTGTAAACATCGATTACGTTGGATTTATAAAAATATCGTTAACACCAATCATATACACTCTTAAATTTTCAAATGAAACATCCATTTCGGTTTTAGGAACGGCAATAAATGTAGAATTTTGATCCCCCAATCTCCAAACGTATGAAATTTTCTTTGAATTTATAACATATTCGACAATAAAACCTTTGCAGCTAACATTTTTTAATACAGCAACGTTATAAAGAGAAGAATTTTTAATTTCAACAACAGAAATTAAATTAGAATAAGAATCATCATTATAGTCAGAAGTTGGTATTATATAATCATAACGATCAGAAATATTAAATATTTTTGAACCTATATTTACATAAGCTGGATAATCAGCAACATTTAAAATATTGACTGGAATTATTTTTTGAATATTATCGTTACTTGCTGAATACATTTTATTCAATTCTAACGCTTGTTGATTTTCAATATAAGAAAATTTTGTTTTTTGATATTCAGCGGCGCTAATATCAAATTCCACTTGACTCTTTTCTTTAATAGCAACAATTCGATATTGCTTTGAGAAAGAAATAGAGGAATTATTTACATCTTTATCATAAACCCACAAAGCAGATGGATAAATAGACAATAAATTCCTTCTTTGTTCAACAGATGAAGCTGTTAAAGTAATTTGTGTTCTAAAATTACCATCTAAAGAAGTATCAAAAACTTCAAATTTATAGATATAAGACGGCTGAAGCTCGTTTATTTGTGAATCTCTAACAAAATCGTTATTTAGGCTTTCTAAATTTAAATCCTCAACTGTTTTTGTGGGTGTTGGTATAATAAAAGATAAAATATCTCCAGCTTTAATAAAATCATATTTATCATCTAAAACTAACACTTCACCCACGATACTTACAACTCTTCCGCCCCTTCTACCCGCTAATTTTAATTCATCTGTAACGCTTATTACGTTTCCCGGAGAAAGAAGAAGCGCTTCTGGACCAGCTGTAAAAGAAACGATTTCTTCTTCAACTTGATTAGTAACTAAAAACCATTCGCCAATTCTTTTTGCTTGTGATTTTGAAGTAATACCGAAACCAATAATTTCTTTTTCAACATAACCATACCTTCTAATATTTGTTTGATCTTCAACATAAATTGTTTTATCCTTAAAAGAATCTGATTCATCAGAATAAACAACTTTAGCTACAGTATATCTTGTGTCTTTTGATGTGCCTGCATAATTAAAAAGCCCATCTTTTACATTAGAATTATTAAAGAAATAAGTAGAAGACTTTGGCCTATCACTATCGAAATTTACAAAACTATTAGACCAGTAAACCATTCCCTTGAAAACAGATGAAATATTATTTAATAAATTAATAACATCTGTTTCATTAGAAATAGAAATATTACATCTAAACCGAGGCTCCACTAAAGGAAGAAATCCAGAAAACCTGCAAGCAGCTGAACCCGTATTTGAAACATAATTCTGCCTATCATCATCATTAAAAACACTTTGCGTTTTCATGTACTCAATAAAACCAAAAAATGGACTTGTAGAATCAACAGACGCATTACCTGTTTGAGATAAAACAGAAATCAATTTTTCTACGCAAGCTCTATAAATATTAGAAGTTAAATTGTTTTGAGAAATATAACTTTGAAGACTACTTTTTAAACCCGGAATAGAAGAAAATAATTTATGCAAACCAAATATATTAACTAAATAAACAACCGCTTCTTTTCCAGACGCATCCACCGAAACAGAAGAAACAATAGCTTGATAAGATTTGAAAACATCAATTGGCTGACCATCATCATCTTCATTAATAAATTTTAAATTAACCAAATCAATAATTGAGCCAGGTTGGAAAAAACTAGTTAAATCGTACTGAGAAGTAACACGAATGAAGTTATAATTAATGCTTTTTATTGCGCAAATTGGAAATTTAGAAATATTATTAGTCGGCACCATTTCATCACAATATTTTGCAATTTTATAAAGATTCCATTTATCAGCTAATCCTTCTTCAAATGAAAATTTACCTAATCCATATCTATAATTAGTAATTATATCATATAAAACCCAAGCCGGATTATCCGTCCATCTCAAAACAGAATCAAATTCTCCATTCCAAAAGCCATCATAAATTTTGGCTTCGGCATCATAATTTTCAGGAACCTTCACTTTTAAACATTTTAAATCAAAACTTCTATTTGGAGGTTGAGTGAAACCTCTACTATCAAAAACACTTAAAAAATAACAACTATTTGGATATTTATATTTTAAAGAAGTAACTTCAGTGACCCCATAAACACCAATACTTCTTGCGCTTCTAAAATTAGTAGCATCTTGCTTTGCCGAAAAATTATAAATTTTAATATACGGTTGAAGATTAAAATCAAAATCAGAAATATCTAAAAATAAATCAAAATTATAAGGACTTGTAGCAATTCCATTAACCGAATGCAATATATAAGCTTTATATCTATCTGTAAGTTTATATCCCAATTCAACACCGAAAACAGCTGAATTAGCTAAAGTACTTCCTTCATTACTGGTCGTATATAATGAATTGATTTTTAAAGTTAAAAATAAATAATCAGCATTAGAATCTTTAATTTCATGATAAGCCCCAAAAGATTCTTCGAAATTAGACGGACTAAAAGCAGCAGTAAAATCAATACTTTGTTTTAGATTTACATTTCCCAAAAGTTGTCCATTATCTAAAATAGAAATACTTGAAATATGTTGTTCGCCAGCTATAAAATTTGGCGTAACAGGTTTTTCAATTCCATATAAATTTTTTTCAATAGAATAAAAAACCCCAGGATTATTAAAAGAAAAATTTTCTACACCACCTAAAGGCAAATAACTTTGAAATTCTGTACCGGGTCTTGAATAAATTTGAAGACGATTATAATTAAAAGAATTTGTTAAATTGTTTTTAATAGGATAATCGTTTAAATAAATACCCTTTAATATTTCTGTGTTGTTTTTGCCTTCGTCAAAAAGAACTAATTCATTTCCGTTAGGATCAACTAAACCAGCAATCGGCCCCTCACCAATTAAATCTTGAACAAAATATTTAGAACTTGATTCAAAAACAGATTGATTTGTTTTTGTAGTAAAAGGAGAAAACTTAGTATTTTTATTTAAATATTCAACCAATTTTCCTGCAAATTTAGAAGAAGTTAAATTTTGATAAACAACAGACTGCGAAGCAGTTTGTTGATTTGTAAGTCTAAGAAATAGTATATTTTTAATAGGCATATTAAATTGAAGCTAAAGTAACACCAACAGCCGGTGTTTGATTATTTAAAATCTGAGAAGCGTCATAAGATAAATCAAAATTAACTATTAAACCATTTATAACATTAGAACCTAATCTTAAACGACCATAATTAACAGAAATAGGTGTATTTCTGGCAGCTATATTATCTTTATTGCCAAAAATATAAGAAGATGTTTTTATACCATTTCCAGCGCCTTTCGATCCCATTAATTTTGAAATTAAAAAACTTATGCCTATAGAAATAGCAGCTACAACAACTATAGCAACTACAGCTGCCCAAAATTTAGACAAACCAATAGCAACCAAAGCCGCAACCAAAGAAGTAACAAATCCAAATTTAGAGCAAGGGACAATTTCTATCTTATTAGCTTCTTTTATATAAAAATCAATAGCGTCCAAATCTTTTGAAAAAAGACGCCCATCAATAATAATCGCAAAACCAAAACAGCTTTTTTTTAATTTATTTAATTTGTTGTGATAATCCGTATAATTGCAAGACAAAGATTTAAAAATATCTTTAAAGTTAAGAACATTTAATTTAACTTGCTTGCAAAATAATTTTTTTAATAAACCGTGAAAAATAATTGTTTTCATCATATTTTTGCGCTTAAAAAATTTGTTGCTACAGAACCTTGATTCTGCTCTGTAAAAACATCAAAATTACTAGCTAAATCAAAATTTAAATTAAAAGAACTAATGATTTGAGAACTTAATCGCAAACGACCGTAAGAAACAGGAACGGGTGTATTTCTTTGAGCCAAATTCTCTTTACTAGAAAATATATAAGAAGAAGTTTTTATTTGATTAGGTTGCTTTGGACTCAATAATTTTGATAACAAAAGACTGATTCCTATAGAAAGCGCAACAAAAATAACAGTATTGATAGCAAAAGCTGCCCAAGCGCTCACTTTAATGCTTGTAAAAGCAATAGTAGCTGTAGCAGCCGCAGAAAACGTACACAAAGGAATCAGTTCAATTCGTTTTATTCTGTTAAAAATAGAATCTAAATATTTAATATTAGTTATTATTTTACCATCAGCTACTATCAACATTGAATTTGAATTTTTTAAAAACACATTAATTCGAGAATTGAATTTATCAAAATTACCAACAATACAAGACAATAATTCCTTAAACGAATGAACATTCGCCTTGAACATCGGACAAGTTAATTTCCTTAGTAAACCATGTAAAACAACCTGTTTCATTTTTAATATTTACACTTAAAAAACGATTATAATTTAAACTATATATTATAATAGGAATATCATAATTTTTTAAAAAAAATATATCTTCTTCAGAAGGATCCAAAATATGCAAATGACTATGAAAAGAAAAAAGAATTTTCTTTTTAATAACAGAAACAAAAAACTCAGGAGGAGGGTAATAACAATGACAGTTGTCTTGCAAAGATGGATAATACAATATATTTAAATTTTCATCAATCAATCCCCCCGATTCAAAAGGATACTTAGACAATAGTAACGATTTGATATTTAAAAAAATATCTTTACGTTTGATAATTATATGGCCTAGTTCCCGGAAATCCTCCATAAGGTAAACCATCTTTATGGCCAAACCATCTTAAAGCGCAGCCTTGAATATTTTTAGAACAATTATCTTTAACCCAGTATTCTTTATTATAACGCGGATCTTTTCCTGAATTTCCTGTTTGCACACAAACATATACCGACAAAGAAATATTATCTTCTGAAAACTGATAAGCATCACCAAAAAAATTATAATCTACAGAATCAGAATAAGTTACAAAATCTCCTGAATTATAAGCTATTTTACTATTCCAGCTGTTTCTAAAACTTATATTAGTTAAACCATATCCATTCGGACTAAAAAACTCTTTATTATTTTCATCCGCAAAAGGAATTCCAATATTTAAAACATCAGATCCAAAAATCTGATTAGCCGTATATTTTTCTCCAGTAATAAAAATAGATTGAGATTCATTCAAATTATTACGCCATGGTATTTTGCCATAATTGCAACCACAGCCCCTATAATTCCAAGAACATAAATTATCTGAAATTTTTCTATTTGGTAAAGATTGATTTTCATAATCAATAGGGCTAGAAAGTTGAAAATCAATAGAATATTTATTTTCTTGAGTTTTTCTATTTATAACATATGTTTCCTCCAAAAATGGAGTTCCATAATTATCTGGACCATATCGTTTAGCTCGATATCCATAATAAGGATTAATATTATCCGAAAAATTTACATCATCTAAATTTTTAACAAATATTTTAATTCTTTTTAATGAGCAATTGATTAAATCATTTTTGTTTTTTATAACATCTGTAATAACACCATTAATATTAGCTATTTTTATTGTAGGCCGACTTTGTTTTCCGTCTGAAGAAAATTCAAACCCGCCATATTCAATCGGCGCAGCAGTATACCTATTTCCTTTATAAATAATAAAATTATTAAAGTTTTTTCCCGCATGAAACCTTAAAATTCCAGAAGACTCATCAACATAAATTTCAAATAAATCCACAAATGAATCAGGATCTAAATCTAATAATGATTGAGTTGATACTATATCCGGCATAAAACTAAGTTTTTTTCATCTTGCCTAAAATATTAAGCCTATCCACATATGTATAATATATATCACTAGCAGTTAATTCAACGTTAGCGTTCATAAACATTTTTTGTTTATATTTATTTATTAAATTAACACGTATCAAATCAATAGGATTATAAGTAGTATCAAAAGTTAAATTTTTATAAATTAAAGTTTCATAAAGTTTAACTTCATGATATGCTCGCGTAGTACCAGCATTATTTTTTGCAAATGGATTACCTAACAATAAATAAGGAGTCGAATTATCAAAAAATGGATTCGTAACACCTTTTAAATCTATATCAGCTATAACTCCGCCATCAGTGCCACAATAATATTTCCAACCATCTGAAACTTTAACAATCCCATGAAAAATCAAACAAAATTTAGGTTTATTTTTGATCGCTAATTTATTAGCGTCAGATCCATATTGATTAGTTATATAAGATCTTTCTCTGATTCTTTCGACAGTTTGATTTATTATTGCATTGATTGAACCATCATATGTCTCACCTCTATAAAGACCAAAATTATCTGTTTGAAAGGATAAAGTATTAGAAATTTCTTTGTTTACATTTGTAACTTGTTTATTAATTCTTAAATGCAATCCTAAATTATAATAATTATTATTGCCTCCTTCAGTAAAATATGAATCTGTATTATTATTGAAAAAACTATTTTGAAAATCTTTAGCAAACATGCAAAATTTCAACGACGGAGAAGATGACAACAATTGAAACATATTTCCTGGATTATCTAAATTAGATGCTAAACCAATAGTAGCGGCAGGTCTTTCACCAGCGGCAGCATAAAAATTACTAGCTTCAGAATTAAACCATTTTGTTACATCTAATTTTGAAGTGCTAGAATTATAATAACCGATAGCGCCATAAATATTTTTTTCAGATAATATCTTTAAAACATCACCATTTTCAAATTCATTTGCCGAAATGCTATTTAAATTTAATGTACCGCCACCTGCCGCATTATATACAGCATCAGCAGTCAAATAAGCAGTATAGTCAGAAAGATAATCTAATTCAACCACATGAAAACAAAATAAATTATTTAAGTTAGCCAGATTTAACTGCCTACCAAGAAAAACTTCCGCATTCGGAGTAGTTCCATTTTTTAAACTTATATAGTATCTATTTAAACCAAAATCCGTATCCAAAACCGAAAGCACATTACTATCTTTTAATTTAACAGTAAAATCAGCAAATGAGCCATTATTAAAAATTTGTGATGCATTATTGCTTATGCCGCTCAACAAACCGCCATAATTAAAAAAATTACTCCTTGAATAAATATCAACAGATGGAATTTGCGAATATAAATTTATATTTAATGTACAAGCGTTATTTGCATCTTGCAAACATTGAATTGCGTATCCACAATCATTTTCTTTCGTAGATTTAATAACTTCATCAATATTAACATTTAAATCTTGTGAAAATGTTAAATTACCAATGCTGTCAGTAAGATCAATTTCTGAATAATACAGTTCAGCAGGTTTGCTTTTTTCACCAATATCACCACCGGCTCCACCTTTTAAAATCAAACTGCGAGAAGCAGAAGGTGGAAGTTCTTTCTTTTCTTGATCTGTTATTTTGGGTAATCTAGCCGCATTCACATGAGAAGCGACTACTGGTGGATTAGGATAAAAAGGCATAAAATTAAAAAATATCTTGTTGCAGTGTAATAATAGCTTTTAATTCGTATGGTTGAGATGGATTAACAAGATCAGCATTTTTGACCTCTACCCGTTGACTGTTTGGAAACCAAGTTCCTGAACCTTTTCCAAAAGGAGCGCCAGCGCCACCATAAACAACCGCAGAATCTTGCAATGATGTATCAAAAAAATCATACAAAATACCAGCGCCGTTGGTAGAACAAAAATCTTTATTCAATAAAACACCATTAACTTTATTCTTTGCTGAATTAAAATCAGAGTACGTAGCATTCGATAACTCTTCATTAAAAGCAACATCTAATTGTTCATAAGTTTTTTTATTATATGGGTTTTGAAATTTATAATCAGGCTTAATAACATCAAACTTTCCATTAACTTTGTTTACTAAATCATCAAGATTTATGTTTTCACCAGCGCCACCACCACCAGCGATAACAGAAGTCGAATCAATATTAATATTTATCAAACCAGAACATTTTATATAAAAAGCGTTTTTGCCTTTTTTAATATCATCATTATCTTTTTTTGTAATGCTACCACCTTTTCCATAAACAAAAGAATTATTATAAAAATTTAATGTTACACCGCTCGGCATAGAAGAATAATTTCCAGTAATTATAAAAGAACCAGAATCATAAATACCATAACTGCTATTTGAATTTTTAGGACCTATGTTAGTATTAATAAAATCAATTGTAATACCAGAATAATAACTTAATTGAGTACCATATGGAAAATTTCTTACAATATAATCGTATAAATCAAAATATTCAAACGAAGAATTACTCAATCGTAAAGTCTTTATTTCTTTATTTATTGTGATACTAGGAGCGCTGATTCCTAAAATAGATAAAACATTAGGAGTTAAACCTGAATTAACAGCAGGATATTCAAGAGAAGGATTTAACCACGCATCAGAATCACCAACACCAGAAGCGTAAACATATGGAGACGTATGACTTGTATAATCAGAATTTGTTCCTTGTATAGATATATAATAAGGCGTATTAAACGCTAAGTTATTAAAAGTTAAATTATAAAGCTTTTCATTGGGAGTTCCAATATCATAATAATTATCAATTACAGGAACTGATATTGTTTTTCCTGTTGCTGATGTAAAAGAACTATTTGTATCTATTTTTCCAACAAAATTCTTATAATAAAAACCAGAACCCGGTAAAGTCCATCTAACCTTTAAACCTAAAGTTTGAGTAGCTAAATCATAAACCGGAGATGCAATGCAATTTTGAACGCCAGATAAAAAATTATATGGTGCATCTGATCCAGCATTAACCCTAGCGCCTGTATATTGAATGAATAAATCACCACCAAAGGTACCTAAATTTTCACTTTCTTGAGTAATATTGAAAAATCCTCGCAAACCTGTATTTGCCACGGAACTAACATTTGTCGGTCC